TGTCTACAAAAAGGACATGTAAAATAATGAGAATAACTTGGAACACATCCTTTCGTCTTTATCGTAGTCCAGCATTGTTTACAAAATAAACGTTCACAATTTTGCGTAGAACAAGTATAGGTGGTATTGTAGGTTGGCGTCATCACTCGATTTAAAAAATGATCCACCGTTTCGTGCTCGTTCAATAAGGTTAAAAATTCCTTTTTTGTTTTAGGTGTAAGAAACGTTTCGTAACATATCGTGCATTCCATATCACTAGTTTAATCGTTTAAAATTGAACGTATTCAAATACTTAATTGGAATCAAAAAATGTCTTATTACACAGGAGACATCGAGGGCGAATTTGTGTGGTGCTATCAGCACGATGACGGCGTGTTTCGACACGTCCAAAACCCTTTCTTTCTGGAGCATCACGGAGGCACGCTACAAGAGAGCTACGAGTGGGAAGGATGCGGTTGTTATATACACGACAACAATCTCCTCTACTGTATGCAGTGCTACGATTCTGCCCAAGAACACAAAGACCAGGTGAATTCGAATGACTTGAAAGCCAAGCGACCCGTCTACGACATGCGTATTCATCGAGATGAGTTCGAGTCAGAGGTGATTCCATGGCTACAAGAACATGAATCAATTGCCCGCGAAGGCATTCGTGAACTCTCCTTTTGCATACTGGATAGTAGTATTCATTACAATACCTGGGAATGTCTTTACGATAGTCCCAATTTCAATATTGTTCAGGAGTATTGTTTCTTAAAACAGATTGAATACTTTTTCGAACACACAGAAAGTGACCTATGTTGGTTTCATATCCATGAATAAAAATACTTAACCACTGGTTCGTTCCTTAACCTTTTAATAAGAGAATGGAATAGCTTCCGTCTATATTTTTACGTTTCTCGTAGACCAGATTGAGTGCATGGATGTGCTTGTGGCATGTTTCGCAAATGCTTGCGAGGTTGGAAGGATGATTCTTCTCCATGGTTCCGATGTAGTCCTGGACGGCATCTTTTTGATACTGTAGATGATGTGTTTCTGTGCCCATTTCTTTCTTACAGAATTCGCATACGGTCACAATTTTGTCTCGGTTGTATCGACAGGGTTTGAGGGTCAAGATGGAGGTATGATGAGTTACCCGATTTCGCAAGGCATAAGCTCGTTCGAGGAACGCCTCTGGCAATTGTAACGATTTACACACTTCGAGACCATAGACGCTTTCACCCGCACCTTCTTGTAAGGTGCGTCCATAGAACAACTTCTGAAGTTCTGGATTGTAACGCACCGTCAAGTGCATGAGACAAAGGTTCGACATCTCTTTGATTTCTTTGAAATGTTGTATCGCATGAAAGTGTGTGGCAAAAATGAAACTGCTTTTGGCAGCATACAAATGTTCGATGCCCGCCATAAAAATACTCAACGCCGAGTCATTCTCGGTCCCAGAGCAAAGTTCATCACCCAACACCAGAGAACGGGCATTACTTTTTTGTAAAATGACGCGCAGTTCACTCATCTCGACCGCAAAGGTGGAGAGTCCTTTAAACATGTTGTCGTTTCCGATGATACGCGTAAACAAATACTCGTATGGACAAAAGACAAACTCGTCGCACGGAACATAAAGTCCGGCCTGCGCCAGGATGATACAAATCCCAATCGACTTGATTAAGCTCGTTTTTCCAACCGCATTCGTGCCAAACAACAAGATACCTTTGGGTCCAAGCTCCACGTCATTCGGCACATAAGCCTCTTGTTTTTCCAGGTGTTCGATGAGAACATGTCTCATCTTCTTGGCACGCAAAAAGGAGCATTCTTGTTTTTCCAGAACGGGTTTACAATAATGGTATTGTTTCGCAATTTCGCATTTGGTATGATAGACATCCATCTTTTGAATACAAGCAATCAGATATCGATACGAAAAGTTCATTTGTGCATGAATCCCTTTGTAGACACGTGTCAAGTGCTGTAGAAAATCGTATTCTGTTTTTATCATCATGTGCGTGAGGGAGGAGAGCTCTTCGGAAACCACCTCGTATTTCTGACCATTGTGTTCGCGAAAGGTTATCTTGTCCAATGAAAATGTAAAGGTTTCTTCTTTCTTGGAATAGTCTGAAAAAAAGGTCAGGTCTACGGTTTTCTTGAGGGACTTTTCAATCACTGCTTTTCTGCGCTTGGTAATCACCAGACAAGACCCCGATTTGTCGGTTTCGTGCAAGGCAAAGGCTTGTTCGCATTTGGGGTCTTTGAACTGGTAGATATGGTTTAAACAATCCTGAATCGCGTTGAACTTCAGACGACTTTCTAGCTTGTCTTTGGTTGCCTGGTCGAGGTCTACGTCTATCCCTCGGCGTATGAGTGTATCACACGTATCGTCAAGCACATGTTTATGAATCGTCTGTTCCATGTCAAAAAAACGCGTTAATCTCTCTTGGACTTGGTGCAATTCTTCGAGGGTTTCAGTCTTGTCGCAAAAGGTCGACCATATCTCATCGTTCGGCCAATGTTCTTCTATCAAGACACAGGTGGAATACAATTGAGAGTAATCATGAGGAGTCGCCTTTCCCAAGACAATTTTACGATAGACCTTCTCGATGTCACAAATCCGAGACAACATAGAAGACCACGAATACGCTTTGGCGCAACAATGTTCGGTCATGTCATAGGATTGCTGTAACTTTTCGGGGTCCAAGGATGGATGGAATAGCATACGGTCGAATTCGCGTTTTCCTATGCGAGTTCGACACGTGTTCAGAAACCGAGACACACTCGAATAGTCTCCTTTGTAGTCGGTATCTATCATGTTGAGTTGTTTCAGGGAATGATTCGCGAGGACCATCGTGTTTGGGGTCTCTAATTCGGGCTCAGAAATATGCCGGGTCAAGGCAGGATTGTGAACTTGAATGTATTCCAAGAGGAAACAAAGGGATTGAAAGGCAATGGCCTTTTCAAACAAAAGGTCTTCTATCAGCTGTCGAGACAAAGCGGGATAAAACTTTTCCACGATGAGCGATTGATAACTCTGACTCTCGCACTTGGATGCCTGTAAAGCCCACTCCTCCTTGGACGAAAGAGAAATCTTAACCACCTTTCGAACGCCTTTGGACAAATACTGGACAATCGTTTCAATGTCCTGGTCCATGTTATGGACAATCACCATTTCACTCGGATGATAGACAGACAAGAAACGCTCTACCGAGTCATAGGTGGTAGGGTTTTGATAATACAATTCTTGATATTCATACACATGAACCTTGCCTGTATAAATGTCCATGGTCGAAATGCCAAACAACAGGGTGCTAGGTGTTCGCTTCGTTTGGTGTATCCATAGACAACATACATGGTTAGAGAGACGAACGTCTTCCTCTAGAAAATAGGTCCCTGGACTATACACCGCCTGTTCGCGCCGTCGAATGACGCCGCCGACTTCTTCTTGCACGTGAACGACCGTGGTGTAGTTTGCCTCGTTGAGTTTCAGGGTATATTTGTCCAAAAGGTAATCACGGAAACCCGCCATGTAATGTTCACCCTTTGCCGCAATTTTCAAGTCTCCTATTCTTGAAAACTCTTGAATGTAGTGGTCTTCTGTTTTCGCATACACTTCAAAAAAACTACCCACTTGCATCAAAAGAAATGTGCGGGGACCGTATTTCTTTTGATACTCTGTGAGCTGTTGATAGTAGGATTGAATGAGTGCCATTATACATACGTATAATCTTTTTTTTATATTCAAATACATATATGTCGGGTGAGGACGAACAACATCGTAATGTGGTATTGTTTGTATTCTTCGCGTCTTATCTGTATTTCTATTACGTGCAAACCAAGATAGACCTTCAAAAGGACTGGCTCAATCGCAGGTGCAATCCACTGAATATGTTCATCGGGTCGCTCTACATGCCCAACGATACCTCTACCAAGAATTTCGGCGCATGTGTGTCACAATATACCACAGACATGATAGAGAAACAAGTCACGGATTTATCCACAAGCTCGATTGGACAAATGACCACGTCTATCAATGGACTCAACAACAACATGACCCGATTGAACCAATCGGTCTCCAATACAAGCGAGTTCTTGAACCGCCGTTATGATAGGACCAACACAAGTATTCAGAGCTTGAATGCCACTTATGGAACAGAATCAGAGGCAAAGGCTCAACTGAATACAAAGGTGACCACTTTTACAGGGGAAATGCTCAACATCTTCAACCATATCAAGGACTACGTCAAAACATAGAGATAGATGATTCGGAAAAGAACCGTTATAAAATAGTATTGGTGTATTACAATATGTCAGAGGATATTCAACGTATCAATCAATTGTTTGTCTCTAACGCAGGCAACAAGGGGACAGACATGAGTGGAGTCATTGTCCTCTTTATCGTGTGCACGCTCATCCTTATTGTTTATTTTAAGATGACACAAAGTGAATTATGGCTGGATTGGGAAAATCAAAAATGTCACCCCTCCATCCTTTTTTTCAACGGATTAATCAATCCAAGTGTAAACGAAACGGCTTTTCAGAGCATACAGACTAATTTTATCGATTGTTTGAGTCCCTATACGAACGTGCTAAAGTCTGAAAAATACAAAGCCTTTGACAAATCCATCGATGGCCTCATCTCGGTCAATCGAAATATGGAAGAAAGTTATGAGGAGTATGCGAAAAAGGTGGAAAAGACACGAGGCGATTTAGAAAAGCAACACGCCGTATTGGATGTGAGTTTTCAGGTTATTCAAAAGGTCGCTGAAACGGAACAAGAAACGTTTGAGCGGACCTTTCGATACGTCACCACCAACATCAAACGTTTATTTGTTGTCTTAGACCGTATTACCACCTACATGAAGGACTTGCTCATCTACAAGGTATCCGTCAACGTAGATGAACGTTTTATGAATACACAAGTCATTGACCCGAATGGGTCTCGTTTTCTTGGAATAGACCAGTTTCAGGAATACATCAACCAACAATATGAGGCGAATTATACAAACAAGTATGTGGCCGCATTTGACACCATGAAGGTCACCCGTCTTCGTCCTGGGTTTGATGCAAATACGACGGATTTTAGTCAATCGATTCATCTCGCAGACCAGGCCATTGCGGAATACGACCGAATGATACGGCTTATTGAACGATTTGAATCGCAAAACCAAGAGCTGTTTGAAAAGACGAATCAATATTGCGCAGAACTAAAAAATCATAATTACAGTTGCGTGATTCTTTTACCTAGCTGGAAAGATTAAGCTTGCTATATATATGTATCTCGCGTTGGCTATTCTTTTTCTCGTCTTTACCTTTACGTTCAGAGAACCATTCGTGATTGAAAAGGTGGTGGACAAATATCCAAACGGCTCCATGGACCTTTTGTATCAGGCCAAATTCTCGCCAGGGTGTTGTCCGTCTTTTTATACCTCGTCGAGTGGATGCCTTTGCAAGTCGGAAGATATCCACCCCATGATTATGAGCCGGGGTGGAAATCAAATGACGATACCGTTGCCTCAGATAAGTGAAACGATTGTTCAAGAAACTCCTTATATGGATTAAGTATAGAAAGACGGGTAACTCGGTTTTGGAGGCTTATCAATCCATTCTTCCAGTTGTTCCACGCTACAACTGCATTCCTTGCCCGAGAGGCGCAAAAGGTTCAACCGACTAAATACCTTTTCCAATTGACGTTTGAATTGTCTCACACCTTCTTCTTTGATATACTTGAGAATAAGGTCTGTATAGGCTTCTTTCCATTCCAGGTCTTCCATGTGATAGTCCCGTTTGAGTTCAGGGATTAAAAAATCGCGCGCAATTATTTTCTTTTCGCTATCTTGGTATCCTTTCACTTCGATGGTATACATGCGGTCTTTCAGGATAGGATTGACCAAGTTTTCGTCGTTGTAGCTAAAGACAAACAGACACTTGCTCATGTCGAGGTCAATTTCACTAAAATACTTATCGTGAAATTGAGTATTTTGAGTCGTGTCTGTCAAATGGGTAAGCACGCCCACAATTTCGTCTCCCCTTTCACTTTGACTCACCTTGTCCAGCTCGTCAAAATAGATAATCGGATTACTCGTTTTTTGTTGGATAAGAATATCGACAATCTTTCCGTAGGTGCTGCCTTCATAGGTATACGAATGACCCGTGAGGAAACTGCCATCGCTCGCACCTCCCAGAGCAATCAGGGCAAACGGTCGTTTTAGAATATGCGTGAGCGCCTTTTTAATCAGCGTCGTCTTGCCTGTCCCCATCGGCCCTTTCAGTGCGATGGCCGTGCCCATCGATTCGGGATTGACCATCCATTTCCCAATCAGTTCCAAAAACTGGTCTTTGGCTTGTTCCATGCCATACGTAGACTTGTTTAATATATCTCGACATTCGTTCAAATAAGCAGAACAGGCTGCCTGGTTGGTCGAGTTATATACCAGTGGCAATTGAGCACACGCATGAAAAGGGATTTGTAAAAAGGCATGAACCCATTCCTCTAGTTTCGAGGTGTTTTGCTCTTGCATGTGTAACATTTTTTTCAAGACAATACTCTTGTATTGTTCTGGAATGTCGGTTTCTAACAAACGTATCAATTTAGGTTTGGGGTCAAAAGTATGGTCACACAACAAGGTCATTTGACCTAAAAGATACGTTTGTTCGGATTTAGTCAGTTTCTTAAAATATTGGAGGTCCTCTTTTTCATTGATGCGTGTGATTAAGGCTTCAAATAATTTACTGTTATCGTCCGGAAGCTTTCTCTTCGGCATGTAGTTACTTTATGAAAACATTATTATATAAAAATTGAATGAATATAAAAATATAAAGAATACATAAAGAGATGATTGCCGTACAGAAACATCCGGCAAAAATTATTGGAATTCAGTTCAGTCTTTTGAGCCCAGAGGAAATCGAACGAAACTCCGTTGCCGAAATTACAAACAAAGAAACCTACAATGGCATCAAACCCAAAATTGGTGGATTGTTTGACCCGCGCATGGGTGTGCTCGAACCGGGACTGGTGTGTCCGACGGATGGAGAAACCTATATGAATTGCCCTGGATATTTTGGACACATCAAGCTGGCGCGTCCCATGTTTTACATTCAATATTTAGAAGAAATTACCAAGATTTTGAAGTGCGTTTGTATCAAATGTAGCCGTCTGCTGATTGATAAAACGGCTCATCGTAATTTAATCAACTACAAGGCTTCGGACCGTTGGCAACAGGTCTTTACGCTCGCCAGTAAAGTGAAGCGTTGTGGTGGAGACACGGTGGATGGATGTGAATGCAAGCAGCCAACGCACATCAAGAAGGATGGTTTTGCAACACTGATTGCGGACTGGAACGACGACAAGGACCAAGCAGAAGGAATTACGCTCAAACTGGTTCCGGAGACGGTGCTGAAAATCTTTAAAAAGATTTCAAACGAAGACATTGATTTCATGGGGTTTTCCAGTAAATGGAGCAGACCCGAGTGGATGATTTGTCAAGTGTTTGCGGTTCCGCCTCCGAGTATTCGCCCGTCGGTCAAGCACGATGCACAGCAGCGTTCCGAGGACGACCTCACGCATATCATCATCAATATCATCAAGTATAACAACCTGTTGAAGGACCAGATTACCAAAAATGCGTCTCTGAAACAAATCGAGGATTGGTCTACGGTCTTGCAGTATTACTTGTCGACGATTGTGGACAATAACATTTCGGGAACAGACCCGGTGCGTCAGCGGTCCGGTCGTGCACTCAAGTCGATTTCAGAGCGTCACAAAGGAAAGACAGGTCGTGTCCGTGGCAACTTGATGGGAAAGCGCGTCGATTACAGTGCTCGTTCGGTCATTACACCTGACCCAGAGTTGTCTATCATGGACCTGGGCGTCCCCCTGAAGATTGCCATGAATTTGACCAAGCCCGTCTTTGTGACAGACCGAAACAAGGAGTTCTTGATGTATCTCGTGAAAAATGGTCCGGATGTTTACCCTGGTGCCAAAATTCTAGAGCTTTCGAACGGCGAGAATATCTCCCTTCGTTATCATGACCGGTCCAACATTCAGCTTCAAAACGGAGATACGGTCCATCGACACATGATGAATGGAGATTATGTATTGTTCAATCGTCAGCCGACGCTGCACCGCATGTCCATGATGGCGCATCGCGTCAAGATTATGAAAAAGGGTGATACCTTTCGCATGAACGTGGCCGACACGAAGCCTTACAACGCAGACTTTGACGGAGATGAAATGAACATGCACATGCCCCAAAACGACGAGGCCGAGATGGAGCTCAAGCACTTGGCGGCCATCAAGTATCAAATCATCAGCCCAGCCCTCAACAAAAGTATCATCGGTATATTTCAAGACTCGTTGCTCGGAAGCTATCTCTTTACGCGAGAAAACATTCGCATTCCGCGAAAGCATGCAATGAATCTTCTTGCCAAGAGCGGCAAGTTCGACCCGCTCTTCTTTGCGGACAACAAGGAAGAGTATACCAGTCACGAACTCGTGAGTAGTCTATTGCCTCAGTTTACACAGCATTACAAGAGTGCCATGTTTAAAGAGGGTCGCGACGACCCAAAGACAAGCAACTTTGTGGTAGAGATTATAAACGGGAAAATGTTGCGCGGACAGTTTGAAAAAGATAGCTTGTGTGGAGGCGGACGCGGTCTTATCCAGCGTCTTCATCGCGACTTTTCAGAAGACGAATCGCAGGGATTTATTGACAATCTTCAGTCGGTCATCACCGAGTATATGAAAACCACTGGGTTCAGTGTGGGCATGAGTGATTTGATTTCAAACGAAGAGACCAATACACTGATTAGCGAAGTCATCATGAAGCAGAAAAAAGAGGTGGCCACGCTCATTTCGCAAGCTCACTTGGGTATATTGGAGAACAAGACGGGTCGTCCCAATAGCCATTACTTTGAGAATGAAGTCAACAATATCCTGAACAAGGCTAGTTCGGAGTCGGGTAAAATTGCGATTGACCGACTCAACAAAGAGAATCGCTTTGTCAACATTGTCAAGTCAGGGTCGAAAGGAACGGTTCTCAATATTTCCCAGATGATTTCTTGTCTCGGCCAGCAGAACGTAGACAGCAAGCGTATCCCCTATAGTTATCCAAATCGAACCCTTCCACACTTCAAGCAATTTGATGACTCGCCTGTTGCACGCGGCTTCGTCGAGAGTTCCTTTATCCAAGGCCTTACCCCGGAAGAGCTCTTCTTCCATGCAATGGGTGGTCGCGTGGGTCTGATTGATACCGCGGTCAAAACCAGTCAGACCGGATACATTCAGCGTCGGTTGATTAAAGGTATGGAAGATATCGTGATTTGTTACGACCGAAGCGTGCGAAATAACAAACAGAAAATCATTCAGTTCAATTACGGAGGGACCAACTTTGATACGACTCAGATTGAAACATCCAAGTTTGAATTGATTGGAAAGACGCAGCAAGAGCTTTATGATATGTATCGATATGCTTACGATGCCAAGGAATGGAAGCCCTACAAAGCCATCTTCGACCAAGGCGCCTTGAAGCGTTACAAGGAACAAATTGCAGACCTCAAGGCAAGGGTCAAGACGGAGGTCCATGAACAGATTGAAACACGCAATCGGTTTATTCGTTTGGTGGCAGACAACGAAGGGTCCTATCAGACCCTCTATCTACCCATGTCGTTTCCCTCGCTCATTCTAAACCTGAAGCATCAGTTTCATACCCAATCCACACAGACGGACATGACTCCTCTGGAATGCTACCAGACGTTGGACCATTACTACAAGCATTACTTGGAGGCAGTCTATCATCCATGTGTCATGTTCCAACGTGCGTTTTACTATTACCTGAACCCGGCTACGTTGGTGCTCCAGCACCGGTTTACGAAAGAGACCCTCATCTTCCTTCTCGAGAAAATCATGTTTGTCTACAAAAAGGCAACCGTCAATCCAGGCGAAATGGTTGGCCTGATTTCGGCCCAGTCGATTGGTGAGCCGACCACCCAGATGAACCTCAACACCTTTCACTTTGCCGGTATTTCGACCAAATCAAACGTCACTCGTGGTGTGCCTCGTATGGAAGAAATTCTTGCTCTCACCACCAACATGAAAAACCCATCCATGACCATTTTCTTGAATGAAGAAGACGAGACGGACAAGGACAAGGCGTTTGACATGATATCCAAGGTTGAAAACACCAAATTCAAGAATTTCGTGACGAGCTCGGAGATTTACTATGACCCGGACGACATGGCGACCCTTGTGGAGAAAGACATTGAGCTCATGAAGCGATACAGAGAGTTTAGTGAAATCCTGGACGATTGCTTGGACAAGGAGGACACCACCCCTAGCCGGTGGATTCTTCGTTTGTCCCTGAACAAGACCGCCATGATTGACTCCAATCTGAGCTTGGATGAAATCCACTTTGCTCTCAAAAGTATTTACAACGAGGGAATCCGCTGCTTTTACAGCGACCTGGATGACCATGATGTCGTGTTTCGTATTCGATTGATGAGCGTGAATAACAAGAAAGCCAAGCCGATAAGCTTGGACCAAGGAGACCAGATTTATCTCTTGAAGAGTTTCCAACATAATCTTCTGAACAATGTAGTATTGCGTGGTGTGCCTGACCTGGACAAAGTCAATCTCATCCAGATGCAGGGATACATGAAATACAACGAGGAGACGGGAGACTTTGAACGGAAAGACATTTATGCGTTGGATACCCTGGGAACCAACCTCTTGGATGTGTTGGCTCTGGACATTATCGACCCGACTCGAACGATTACCAACAATATCATGGAGACGTATGAAGTGCTTGGCATCGAAGCCGCACGTAAATGTTTGTTTAATGAAATCATGGACGTGTTGTGTTTCGACGGTGGTTATGTCAATCATCATCACCTGGCCTTGTTGTGCGACCGCATGACGAGCAATGAAAAGATGGTGTCTATCTTCCGACATGGTATTAACAACGATGACATTGGACCGATTGCAAAAGCATCGTTTGAGGAAACCACGGAGATGTTCTTGAAGGCAGCCCGACATGGAGAATTGGACGAGATGCGCGGTGTCTCGGCAAATGTCATGTGCGGACAGGCCGGATACTACGGAACTGCAGCCTTCTCTGTTTACCTGAATATGTTTGAGGTCCAGCGCGACGCAAAGGAAAGTGTGTATGAAGCCGCACAAAAGGATATCTTTGAAGAATTGAAGGAGAAACGCGACGAACCGTGTTCCTTGAAGAACCTGAAGATACGCCACACCCTTCCTACGGAAGAACGACAAGAGGTCGACAATGGATACGAAATGGCATTTTAAAATGTATAGATGATTATTGAATATTGAATGATTTATTTTTTTACACTTACGATTACGCTTTTCAAGTTCAAGTCAAAAGCATAATCGTCCATTTCTTTCGGGTCCGTTAGTCCCTTTTCCTCGGCCTGTCGATAGGACCAATAAGGCATAGGCTGAATTATCCAACCCTGGCGAAAGTAACCAGAACCATCAAAGTCAAATAACCGATATGCACCCGTATCCGTTATTCCAAGATTATCTGACTTCCAATCCATATAAAATATACCCAATCCCTGTAAGTGTTCTTTGACCGAACGGGCCGCGGCTACAATCGAGACCTCGTCGTAATCCGGTAATTCATTCACGGGTGTAAGTAATTCAATATCGACAAAGGACTCGGTCAGTCGATAGACCGTCACCAGATATGGATGTGGATTTTCTTGAAGGATTTGATATATCCTGTATTCGTTGTATTCAATATATTTTCTAAAAAAGGGCAATCCTTGAAAGGTTTCGTTTAGGTCCGTGATATATGAACCGTCGTATTGTTTGGACATACATAAGTATCGAGAAAGTATTCAAATAGTTTTAAATGTTCGATTTTAGGTAATTTAATACGGTCATGGAATTTTCTTTGACATCTTCTTGAAAGTCCTCGCTGATATCTTGGTCATAAATCTTGTAAGTCTCTTTGTGGTAGATGAATAGGAAAAAGGTGTCGCTATCGGTCAGTTTGACGTAATAGCTAAAGTCTTGCTGATGACCGATGCGCCTGACACACTTGACCGACCCCTTGGAGTGCAATAACACAGTAATGGGTAGTTCCTCGTCGAACAAGAGGAGACATAAATCGACTTGAGTGATGGGATACTCTTCGTTTTGTATCATAGAGGCCATGGATAAGGTTTTGTTTTGATACTCGGCGGGCTTCTCTGCTTTCCATTTTTTATAAAGAAATTGATAAAAGGTTTCGTATTTTTGGTAGGTATGAACCAGTTTCTCTTTGATGTCTTCGATAGTGATGTGTCGATATTTGTCAGGATTATAATCACGATAAATCTGTAACAACAACATACCATTACAGGATATGGGTGTGTTCATAAAACGAAGGGTCTTGGTTCCCTTGGGAAAGTAGTTGATCCATTTTTGGGTAAGATAGACCACTTTCATACATTCCTTGAACTCACTCTCCACGCCTTTGGACTGTATTTCGGCCTTGGTAACGGGTTTTGCAGTCTCGGGTCTTTTCACAGCCACGGGTGTTGGTTCGACGACCGCCGGCACTTCAGGCTCCGGCGCGTTTAGATTGACCTCTACTTGTTCGGGAGGTTCGACATAAGGATTGGGTGTCTCAACATGAATGTCTTCTTTCTTCTCTTGTTTGATAGACTGATACAATGTATTGGTTGTATCGATGCCCTCTTCCGAGTCGTCGGTCAGGTTCGCATTCTCTTCCGTATCGCTATCGTAGACCTCTTCTGTTTCTAGAAAAATGGATTCTTCCGGGAGTTCTTCTACCTCTTCGTAAGGCTCTAACAATTCTAACACCTTACGGGGCTGAACGTCTTCAAATGCGCGATGGGTAATCGATTTTATTTTTTTAATCTTCGGGTTCTCGTCCAGATAAGAGAGTAGATTGTTCTCTAACAAAAGTATTTCTTCACTACTCAACTGATACAAATCAGAATAATAAAGGGTGCTATGAATTTCGGTGAATAAACTTTTCTGTAAGGACCTATTTTCAATCATGTCATCAATGAGTCGATTCACATAACGGTCATAGTTGTCCGATTGGTCAAAAAGGTTCAGTTTCGGGATAAGCAACTTCCCTTCCGAAGTAGGTGTTTCAAACTCACAATAGTTCTGGGACGGGTCTTTGCATAGGTTAATGTCCGCGAGTTCATCCAAGACCTTCTCTTGATACACCACAAAGTCAAACTTCTTTACAAAGATGGGTTTTAACACCTGATAAATGTCTTCATTTTTAGTTTCGTAGTCGTCTTTCGAATGGATAATGCTCTCTAGCACATTTCGAGTAGAATAAAAGGAGGTATCGTGTATGGCCATTTTCAGAGTATTGAAAAACGCACGATAAAACCCCTGCTCTAATTTCAGGTAATGTATCAGTTTATGTTTAAAAGGTTGATGAGGATGCTTGCTAATATAGACATCGTAATCTAAATAGCTATGGTCATGTAGGACATGCAGCTCATCTGTCATCTTATTTTCCTCCGGACGTATCAGAGGCACAAACTGATTGGTTTCGGTCAAGATGCCCACCACCAGTTCGTCTTCCACAATACGGTGAGTCGGCCTGCAGGGTATCTTGTGTTTACTGTCCTTGTATAATCGGTTCAAGAGAGACAATGTGGTTCGATAATCGTGTCCTTTTTCGGCCGTCAACATCTCATACGGCAAAGAAATTGGACTGGGACTACAGGGCACCATAAAGATATGTTTTTTATATTCGACTTGTAAAGCAACCATACGAGCGTCTACATTAATCAGCCCCTTTCGCACCTTATATGGAAGCCCTTTCAGTATCTCTAGGATTTGGTCGGCGGGAAGATTGTCCTTGTATTGGTATTTGTTTTTTTGAGGAATACACTTTTCCATGTTCTTTGAAATCAGAGACAAAATATGCTTCAGGGTGGGCGTGAGATGGACCGGCTCTAATAATTTGGTTTGAGTAAACATGGCCTCTTTTTCAGTGTAAAGGTAAATGGGTTCAAAAAACTCGCCGCGTTTATATAGAATCGCCGTGGGAATCGCTAGGTCAAACGAATGGATGGAATGTAGCGTGGTTGGACATAAAATACTTATGTTGTGGGTGGCATCGTCTACGTCTTCTTGTAAAATCACTAGATTGATACGGGTCTTGGTCAAGAGACCCGCGCACAAAATATCCCAGAAATACACATAATCGATGGGTTCATCGCTTTCAATATACTTGATAAAATTCTCATATCCATTGACAATCTTCTTGAGAGCCATGGGATTGTCCGCCATGGTCTTGTATAGGGTCGTCTCTTTGTAAGGTTCCAGGTCTTGGTCTTCGTATTTGAGCGAAGAAAAAGTATGAGGAATATTCCCCTGATGCAACGTCTGTAGGATATCTAGGTTTAGAACCGCAATGATTTCCTTTTTAAACGTATCTAGTGAAACCTCATTTTTATGCAAGAGAAAGGAAATCGCATGTAAAAAAGATTGATGCTTGTTGTTTTCTACTCCTCTGCGCAAGAGGCATGGATAATTCGTCTTGAGTTTACGTTTCTGTAAATTGCTATAGTAGTCGGCATAATTGGTGTGAAAGAACCGTTCAAGAATGGGTGTCAAATGTCCCCGTCTACCGTTCTCCAAAGGAAATTTGTCTCCGTTTTGAATGTATTGAACGGTGCTCTGGGTCGGTTCTTTCTTGGCCGTCTTTACACCCATGGCATCTTTCGTCCGCTTGTCGACCTCATCCTCTTTCTTGCCGGCAGAACGCGTGGTAAAACAACACGGTAAATAGTGACCGTCGGGTGATTTACTTTTTAACATACCTACGCGTGTCATAAAGGTCTTGTCGTCTCCTGGGACAGACAAATCCATGATATACCTTGACTGTATATCGACGTGCTTGAGTCGGTCGGGGATATCTTTGGGAATGAGTTTGGATTTGTCCACCTTGTCAGCCTTAACCGGTAGATTGTGTTTTAAATCCCAGTAACGAGGACAGATATAATAATAAGGATTATCAGGGTCAGACCCATATTTCAGAGAACTGTCATACGCATTCGGTGCTACGGCATCAATCCGTTCTTTCTCCTTTTCCGTAAGAATGACAGGTTGCCTCTTGGCAGACCATAAACACATTCGACTGTATTGACTGTGAACCCCGTCAGTCGATTTATGAAACAATACCGGTTCTCGTTGCTGCAATTTCTTCAAAAAAGGGTTCATGGGTGTAAAACGAACCTTGGTCAAGTCGTCGTCTTCTTCTTCTACCTTGACGTAATGAACATTATTAAAACGACCGTGTAGACGATAGTCTTTGTCGTAGATATACAAAATGCCTTGGTCGTCCATCTTGTTTTTCCATCCATACGCTACGGTAGAATATACCTTTTTCAGAACAGTCAACGAAGGATGTGTCGTCCATGCCTCTACTGGATTAAAGGCAGTCCATACCTTGTTGTAATTACCGGCCTTGTCGTATACCGAAACCTCCTCCAAGGTGTTTAAAAAGGGAAACTTGGCGATTTGTTCAGGGGTAAGGGTCGCCACAAACCCTTTACAGGAGGTGTCTTGTTTTTGGACCAGGGCACAACCAGAGGCGTGGAATGCTCTAAAATAATGTTTTAATTCTGCTGGATACATTTCAGGAGTAAGGCCTATCGTTTGGGTAATCTCAAAGGGATAATGGTCGTCATAAATAAAGACATCCTTTTCATTGCTGCCTCCCGATTGTTTCTCATGCGCATTCAAGTCGACTTCATTGGGTTCAGGAGCATTCAGGTCGACTTCGTTGGGTTCAGGTGTCTCTGCTTCCGATTCCGCCTCAGATTCTTCGGTTCGCATCGTGCCTTCTGTGTCAGATTCTTCCGTCTTTATCGTTCCTTCTGCGTCTGACTGTTCGCCAGTCTGTTCCTCTTCGGGTTCTTCTTCGGAATCTTCTTCAGTCTTTATTGTGCCTTCTGCATCGGATTCTTCGCCGGTTTGCATCGTTCCTTCTGCGTCTGACTGCTCTTTCTGTTCCTCTTCTGCTTCGGATTCGCCGACCTCCTCTTCCCCTGTTTGCTCTGCTTCGGGTTCGCCAGCCGGTTCTTCGTTGACCTGTTCTCCAGGCTGTTCGCCTGTTTGTTCTGCTTCGGGTTCTACTTCTGATTCAGCATTCTCCATCGTGCCTTCTGCTTCGGACTGTTCTGCTTCGGGTTCTACTTCTGATTCAGCATTCTCCATCGTGCCTTCTGCTTCGGACTGTTCTGCTTCAGATTCTGCTTCTGATTCAGCATTCTCCATCGTGCCTTCGGCTTCGGACTGCTCTGCTTCTGACTGCTCTGCTTGCGATTGCACCTTGTCAGGCTCCGCCTCTGGCTCAGAGTTCACATCAGACTCTTGTTTGGTTTCTTCCATAGACTCTGCAGAATTCTCGGGTTCCGATGCCGTATTTGAAAAACTCATAGACCCTTCAAGCTCCTGGTCCGAGTCCGAGAAATGGTCGAGTGTATCATCGGGTTCCATTTGAAAGTCTTCTTCGACTTCTACCTCAACCTCCGCCGCCATCACCTCTGCGACTTCTTCGCAATGGTCCCCGACATCAATGAGTCCCTGTGAAATCATCATTAGATTGGTCACATAGGGTTCGATACAAGTTAAGTAATACATGTTATCAATTGAATGAACCACAACCTCATATGAGGTATCGTGTTTATCCACCTCTACTAAAAATCCAGGATTAACCTTTAATTTTCGGATACGGTTCACTTTCAGGTCCTGTTCCACTTGAATATGGCTCATGAACTTTCCAATATACTCAATGGCGGCGGGTTCATCATTATTCATGAAGTTGACCGAGAAGAGGTGTACCATTTCAGCATAAGGCATCTGTTTGTTGATTTTTTCAGTCAAAAAACTATCCATGCTTTCCATGGTATTAAAGTTGGAGACTCGTTTGTAACGAAGGGTGGTCGTTCCCTTTTCTTCGATAAAATTGAAGACCGGTGAAAAACATTTCATGAATTTCTTGATGTTCAGGTTTGCATAACGCTTGTAGTGAAATGAATATTGGAGGTCGATGATTTCTACCGTATCTTGATACAAGTCTTGAAACGTGTCAAAAATATGATGAGTGGGGTCCAACTTCTCCGAAAGCTGAGACAACACATTGGCCGTAATCTCTTTTATCAGAGTTTCGATTTCAATTACGGTAATGAGTTCGGTAGGTTCTAGCTGAAAGAAAATGTGCCCGTGTTCATCGATAGTGAGAACCAAGGACTGGGTAGGTTTGTAGTAAAAGAGATAGGATAAAGTATTCAACCTCTTACATTCGCTGCTGTATTTCTGTATCATCTTTCGAGGCATGGCGGGTGTTTTCTTTCCTTTGATACTGAACCCGTCGCAAAAGAGACGATACATGTTGTCCTGCTTTCTAGACCCCGTCAACTTCACAAAGGGATACATCATATCGGTCTGTATCATTTTAAACACCATTTCAGAAGGGAACCGAAAGGGTTGTAAGGTATACAAGACAAAATAAATACTTTTTATCCCATGCTGAATGAGATGGTCTTTCTGGTGAATGGAATGATGATAATCAATCATGTCGTTGTATGCCTTGTATTGCGTATATTCGACCAAAGGAAACGCAGCCAGCTCTGCACTCGAGTTCACTTTCTTCTCAAACAGATAAGGAAAATAGACGTTGGCCATTTGTCCAATTTCATACTTTTGTGCTTCCCAATAAGCATAGACATCATTCGCTTGACAGACATAGACCTCTTTCGGTAGACCGAGCCACAACGAATTCGATAACGTATTGGAATCTTCTACCATGGGAAAAATGTTCTCATAGGGGTTAACGATAAAAGGCGATTGTTTCTTGATACCAATCGGAAGCGTGGTTTCTACTTTTTGTTGGTCGTATTGTAGAAAATCTTCCAATTCGTAGACCTCCTTTTTTTCAGGCAATTCGAGACCATGATTGACGCAAAACCCATAAAAGGTCGGATAGCTAATCACCCGTGTATTTTGGTTAGAGAGTTTCTTAAAACTGTCGTAAGGGTTCAACAGCATCGTCTTCTTGTAAAAAAGATAATACCCCTCGATTTGTTTTGAATCAAGTTGTTCCGATAATTTGTATTTGACATTTTCCAGTGTGTCATCCTTGTAGATTTGAACAATCTTTCTCTCCCTTTCTTTATTCTGTTCTAAAAGAATAAAGGTAACTGGGAACATTATATAAAAGTCGTATTATATTTTAAGGGTTTCCCTTTAAAATGTAATGTAAACTAATCTAAAATGTAATAGGCGCGTTAATCTTTTAATATCCTTTCAATGTCCTTTTTGATAGCCTCCATTCTTTTTTGCGTTTCAGGTAGAACATCGGCCATGGTATAGCTATTTACTTTGGATTCAGACAGTTCCTTGATTTTCTTACGATATTCGTCAATCAAAGGCTGAAGACTCTCTGTTTTTTCTTTCAATTTCATGAGTTCTTCTATGAGAGGAACATTCTCTGGCGCCTTTTTGTCTACAAGGGTTTTCAATTTATTGATGATGTTTTTGGATAGAGGGTCTAGGTCTAGTTTGTCTGCTGCATCCTTTTCAAGAATCACATTTAGCGACTTGACCAGTTTGTCTAAAAGTGTCTTTTGTTTGATCACGTCATTTTGAATAGAAACCAAATCACTATCCATATACCCCTCCTTGCGTGGAACAAAGAGAAGAGCGATAAAAAGAAGGACGACGAAACCTAAAAGATACATTATATTAAATGAATATGTTTTTTAATAACCACGACAAAAAATAAATGGCATTTTTTACAGGGATATAAGCAGCATTCGAGGTTTGAAGTCTATCAAACTCTTCTAACAATAAGGTCTTCACATGTTGCAATTTTTTAACGGTCGAATTCCCCTCCTCTGTGCCATTGAAGAGGGTAGGGGGGGTTGTCTCGGGAATACCTTGTATCAGATTTAAAAAGTCCTCTAGATAAGCTTTTTCTTCTATGGTAATGGAAGGAGACATTATCAACTCATAAATGATTTTCTCGATATTCATGAATGTTCGGTGACCACTGTGGTCTGGAAAATTGTCAGGTCTTGCGATAGGTTCTGCTGGATTATAAAAGGGTTCCCGATACGACAGAGAAAGAAAAAGGACTAAGGCCGCGACATACAGATGCACGTATCGCATTATACTATACCTTTATCTATTTAAAATAGGGGTTGTCGTGAATCGTCATTCCACAATAGTCGGTTCGATTTTCTTTGTAGTCAATTGGCTCGTATACCCCTGCAGCAACAGCATGTGTCAAGACATACTTAAAGTTTGTCCAAAACTCATCGTTGTGTCCAATCGTAGTGGTGGTGAGATGAGACAACTCATGTAAAGCCACAAACATCAGTGTATTGGGGTCAATCAATTGATTGTTGTCTTCTTTTTGCTTATTCAAGCAAAACGCAATCTTTTTCCCTTTGTTCTCACTGTAGGCCGTATACTCACTGGTAGGCAACGTCTCGACAATTTTAGATGCATTAAACCTAGTCGCAAGTCGTTTGGTCCTCTCATCGTCCGGTTGATGCTGTTTCATATACGAGACAAAATCGACCATCTTTTTAGAGGTGGTTGCCAAAAGGTCCGCAGCAGGCTGAAGTTGGTCTCTTTCGCGAACGCAATATTTGTCTCCGTCTACCGTAGAGACAATACACTTCAATTGGAAATAATCCGAATCTAAGTAGATGCGATAAGAAATAAACAAAATCAATCCTGTCATGAGAAAGGTTAGAACATCTTCCTTGTCCATTACATTCATTCTTTATTATTTTTCAAGAACTATAAAAGGTAGAGTCTATACATTAGACTTTATCTTTATCTTCGTAGAGCGCATCGTCGATATGATACTTGGCGATTTTAGACGCGTAATCGTCATAGAGTGTTTGTTGTCTTTGCAGACTCTTGTAATTACTATAGAGACATAGAGCCCACGCGCCAAGAAAGGGAACAACGAAGAAAGCTGGGTCTAACGGGCACATCTTTTGAATCTTCTTTTACATTAAAATCCTCGTCAATTTTAAGCCGACCCAATCTCCAGAGGTCTACGCAGCGTGTCCGGTTCAATGGTGCTCTCGTTCCACGGGCCCACGTTTTGTCTCGGAATAGAGAACTCGGACCGGAGCTGAAGGTTGGCATTTCTCATACTGCTTCCCACGGTGTTGATACCGATAATCTGACCGGCAGACAACATATTCACGTTGACCAAGTCATCCGAGGCTGGGTGAAGAGAAGACCATTCATTGGCCGCCTGGGAAGGAAGTAACTCATTGGGTGTCATACGCGTATTGACGGCATCCGCATTATTGGTCCGAGGCGTTGCAATCCCCGATACCTCTAAATAGTTGTCATTCTTCAAAGACGCCGCCGACCCGAGTTCTGCCGTAGCAGGGCCTCCCTTCATCTGAGCCACTTCTGGAAAGTTGGCAGGGCTGAAGGAACTCGATGAATTGGTCAAGGGCTCACTTGGGGTTTTCTTTTGGTTATACTGCACTAAAACCACAATTAAGACAATGACACCTAGTCCCAACAATACATTAAAAAGGTCCTGGTTGGGTTGTTTGATGAGTTTAGAAAAGTTCATATATAGAGTATAAAATATAAAATAATTTTAAAGAATAGAAATTATTCGGTTTCAGGCTCTTCGTCATCCACGACCTCGGCCAAATTTAATTTCAAATTTAGATTTTTTTGTAGAAAAAGCTTGCGAATATTTTCTACCATATCTTCCTTGATATGTTCGTTGAGCGTATCGTAAATGTCGTAAATGGACTCTTCCTCGAGGTCCAATTCAGTTTCTTCTAAATCTTCCACAGAAGGACAGTATTCTTCTATAGTATCCGTATCCTCCGAAACAGGTTCCACGGGTTTCAATCGGTCCAACTGGGTCAATTCAATGTCAAACATAAAATGTTTTGTATTAAATCGGATTCCTTTCACATGAAACGTGGGGAATACCTCTATATCCTCTAATTC